GCCAGGAAGAAGTCCTTTCTATCTTTACAAAAGAGCAAACGGTGAAGTATCATTTGCACAAGGTGATATGGCAGCTACAGTAGTTGCAGTTAAAGAACAACTTGCTGAAGGTAGAATGTCAGAGATTGACGCAATGGTAAAAGCTGGTAAGTCAGCAGCCGAGATTGCAAAAGAATTAAAGTTAAATGTTAGAGATGTTAAGGCTATTTTAGGTGAAGAAAAAGATGACGAAGCTGAAAAGCAACCGTCAGTAAAAGAAGAACCTAAAGAAGATGATAAAGAAAAATTAAAAGCTGAATTAGAAAAAAAAGAAGCTGAAATTGAAATGTTAAAAACAAAGGCTGAAACAGAGAAAGCCAAAGTTGCAAAGAAAGAAACGGAAAAGTTGGTAAATCCAGAAACAGGTGAGCCATTACTTCAAGTGGGTATTGCATATAAACATTTAAAAGATAAAATGAGTAAGCAACAATCTGAACATTTTGAACAATACATGGTAGAATATACTACACAACAAATCAAAATGGCATATGGTGTTGCAAACGATAAGAGATACAAAGGTGGTAACTACTCAGGTGCTGTTAAGGCAATTGAGAAGATTGCAAAAGGTTTATCAAATCATCCAGATGTTCAAAAGGTTTTAAAAAGAACTAATGAAGAACTATCTGAAATGGCAAAAGATAAAGCATATGCAATTGGTATGTCAACTGCTAAAAAGAAATATAATGACGAGCCACCGTTAGAGAAACAGACAATCAAAAAAGGACATGAGATTGCTGATAAACTAATGGGTATGAAAAAAGAAGAAACAATCAAAGAGTTTAAAAAGATGACTGTTACTTTTAAAACTATGGATAAGATGGCAAAAGCCTCTACTGATTTAGCAAAACATGGTTTTACTATTCATGCAAAAGGTTTAGTAATGAAAGTAGATGGTAAAGGTGATGACCTTAACAAGTATGCAACTGACCTTAAAAACTTTTATGGTGCAACAGTTAAGGCTGAAGAAAATGCCCCTACATTATCTGATTTAGAGAGAATGAAAAAGGCAGGCATGAAACCTAAAAAAGAAGAAACACAACACGATTTGGCAAAGATGAAATTCGAACAGATTGCAGCTTTAAAAAAGAAGTCTGATAAATCTGGTATGCCATATTCAATATTAAAAAAGGTTTACGATAGAGGAATGGCCGCTTGGAAAGGTGGACACAGACCAGGTGCTAGTCAGCACCAATGGGCATTTGCTCGTGTAAATTCATTTGTAACAAAATCCTCAGGAACCTGGGGTGGTGCAGACAAAGACTTAGCTGCCAAAGTAAAAGGAGAATAAAGATGAGTTATTTAGAGAGTAAAAGTGGTAGCATGAGCGAAGTCGTTAAAGAAATGCAAAAACATTTAAAAGACAACGCCTACCAAGATTTATTTAAAAAAGAATTAGAAAAGACTGGTAAAGGTATCGGCGCAATGTCTGATATGGAAAAGAAAGACTTTTTTAATAAGTTAGATAAAATGTATAAAGGTAAAGGCGAGGCAAAAGTTGATGAGTTAACTAAAGGCCAAGAAAAATTACCACCTGCTTTACAGAAAGCAATTAAAGCAAAAGAGAAAAACTCCGAAGAAGAAAGTTTTGATATAGAGAAGTTAAAAGAAGATGTTAATACTCTATGGTCAACAGCTGCTGACGATTTAGAAGCTATCAAAGAAAAGGCGAAGTATATGAAGGCACAAGATAAAGACGCCTCTACTAATGAGCCTGAAAGTGGCGAATCGGATGATGAGTCGGAAAAACAAAAAAAGGGTAAAACTTTAGTCGGAAGTGCAAAAACTAAAGTTGAAACAGAACCTAAGGTAGACTATCAAAAATAGTCATACCAGGCTTCAAAAAAAACTTCAAAAATAGCGAAAAAAGCTGTTGCCAAATGGTAAGGAATATGTTATTATATACACATAATAAGAAAAGGATACACTATGAATAACTTACCTAAAATATATCTCGATATGGATGGCGTCCTTTTTGACTTTGTAAAGAACATTGAAAAGACTACAGGTCTTACAATTGACCAATGGACTAAACTTGGAAGAAAAGAGCGTTGGGATCCAATCATTGCAAAGAAAGACTTTTGGTCTGACGGACCATGGTTAGCAGAGGGTAAAAAACTCTTTGCTTTTGTAAAGAAGTATAACCCACACATATTAAGTGCATATGTAGAACATGCACACGACCCTAATTGCATTCCAGGCAAGACCAAGTGGGCTATGAAGAATACTGGTATAACAAGAGATAAGATAAATCTTGTTATGAGAAGTCAAAAAAAGAACTATGCAAGACCTAATACTATATTGATTGACGATTACGATAAGAATACGAAAGAGTTTAATCAAAGAGGTGGTATAGGTATCACATTTAAGACAGCTTCTCAAACTATTGCAGAGTTGAAAAAACTCGGTTTTAAATAATTTCCCTTATAAATAGTAGGACTATATAGAAAGGCCGAAAGGCCTATTGAGTACCTATTAACATTTAAAAGGGAGAGAATAATATGTCAAGTTGGTCAAGTGCAGATTCAGCTGCTGGAGCACCTTTATGGGCTGCTACACAGTTGCAAACAAATAATGCACCTACAGCTTCAAATAGAACAAATTTATTTGAAGATAATACAGCAGATGAGTTTATTGCTGGTATGACAGTAGGTTTATTTAACTACGCTTCAGGTGAAGTACCATCAGGTGCTGCTCACATGGGGTGGAATTTGAAGTTTACAAATGGCTCAAGAGTTAAATACGAATGCTTGGTTGCTTTAGCAAACCCAGCGTAATAAAATAATTTATAGGGGCGCCTTCGGGTGCCCTTATACATATAAGTATATTAATAAAGTGGTCTGTGTATATGCACAGAGTAGCATTCCCCGAATGGGGTTAACAAGGAGATAAAAATGGCAGATAAGAAAATCACCGCCTTAACAGATTTAGGCGATAATTTAGCAAGCGTTGACTTGTTTCATGTAGTAGATGACCCAAGCAACACACCAATAAATAAAAAAGTAACAGCGGAAGATGTTTTCAATAACATTCCAAGTTACCTTGGTTTAAAACAAACTTCTCAAACAATTACAGCAGACGGTTCTTCAACTACAGCAGTAGATGTAACCTCAGCTATAACTGAAATTAATGCAACATCAGCTACACACTCATGTGCTATGGCAGATGGTACTGATGGTCAGATTAAGGTGATAGTTAATACATCTACATCTGGTACAAACGCAATCACAATTACACCAGCAAATTTTTCAAATTCAACTATTACGCTTGACGCCGCTGGCGAAACAGCAGTATGTTTATTTAAAAATTCAAAATGGTATGTAATTGGTGGCAATGCACCAACAGTAGCATAATAGAGGAGATATAATATGTCTATAACAATTGATGAATTGAAATCAGAAAAAGAAACTTTGGTAAAAGATTTTGAAGCTTTGAGCTCAAGAATTAAACAAGTTGATAGTGAACTGGCGCAAATGAAAAGTAATCTAAATGCTGTTCATGGGGCTGTTCAACAAATTGATAAGTTAATTCTACAATCAGAGAGTAAGAATGAAATGCCAAAACAAAAAGCAGAGGCGCTAAACATAGCGACAAGTTAATGAAACAATTTAAGAACTTTGTAAAAGAACAAAACTTAAACGATTTCGAGGAAGATGTTTTGAAAGAAACACCACCTAATACTGCTGACGCTATGAAAAGGCACAAAGCAGGTAAGGCTGGTTTTACAGATATTGCACATCTTAAAGCTAAGGGTTTGATACCCCGAAGTGATGGTAACAAAAAAGTATCAGATAAATATAAGTAAGAGGAAAATTAAATGAAAACATTTAAACAAATGCTTAAAGAGGACCACAACGACATTGGTGTAGGCACATCTACTGCTAATTCGGCTGAGGACTCTAACATTGGTGCTCATAATGTTGAGAACGCTGATGTTTTAAAAAGAGTAAATGCTTTTGTTTCTTCTATCTGCCAACAGGAATATATGAATCCTCAAGCAGCTGTTGAACAATTAGCAAACAAACTAAAAACAATTGGCCTAGAAGTGGGCGACATGAAATTGGAAGGTGATAACGGTAAAGTGACTGCTGAAGTAAAACAATTCGGCGGAAGATTTGGTAAAGACATAGATGGTACCGACTTAAATGATGATGGAATATCTCATAGAAAAGAGGGTGGTCTGAAACTTGAAGTTTCTTACGAAACTCTAAAAACAGGTTCATCTAAAGTTTACGCCAAATTAGTTTAATACTAAACTGGAGTAAAGATGTTCAGAGAGATTACGAAGGATAATTGGTTATTATTTGCACAAAGTAATTATGATAATCCTACATTGGAAAAAGATATTGAATTTTATGATGATATTAAGAGATTTAAATATCTTAAAAGACTCTTTCGTAAATACAAGGTTACAGGTAACCTTAAGCTAAGATTGGTATTAAACCATATCATAGTTTTGAATAATGTTTTTGGTGTAGAAACAGCATGTACACTTCTATTGTTTAAGATAGATAAACCATACTGGCCTGCTCTAAAATCATTTTTAAATTACCTAGAATATCTATACCCACACGAACTAAATGGTATACAAGAAGATATGAAGATAACTAAAGGTTTAAAGGAACTGTAATGGCTAGTAGAGGAATAGATTTTTTAATAACTTACAGAGTGGTAAAACTTATGGTAACTCCTTTTGAAAAACAAGAGGCGTTTAAGTTTGGTATCATTGATGAAAAAGGTAAAGTATTAAAAAAGTACAAGTCATTAAGAACTGAAAGAGAAAGAAAATCTTATACTCTTTTACACAGATTTGTTTTTAACCTAAAAAGAATACTACAAAAGGTAGGTTTAGGTGGCAAACTTGGTTCATTTGCTGTTGCATTAGCTTTATTAATTAAAGAAGATAAATCTTATGCACAACATAAAACTTTAATTGAATCTACAATTATTAAATATTTAAAAGATGAAAACTTGTTTGAAGAAATGTTAAACGAAGTTAGAGAAATACCAGAGATTGACGCTGACCCATATATGGTTTGTTTTGGAATGAGTGTATATGAAAAAGACGGCGAACTGGTAACGGAGAACGATTATGCCAAAACATTATAAAGAAATGATGGACGAAATCATCAATAAGATGGATGAAGACGCACCAGCTAACGCAGTTGCACATGGTGGTGTTGACATGAATCCAACAGGTAAGAAAAAGAAAAAAGACGAAGTACCAGCTAAATTAATGGATGTCATTATGAAAAGAATGTCTGGTAAAATTAAAGAAGACAACGATAATAACAATGTTGTTTTAAAAGGCGTCTTGGATAAATTAGATAAACTAGATGAAGCTATTGATAGAGCTTCAGGTATAGAAAAGAAAAAAGTTGAATTTGTCGAAGATAAAGAGTATAAAGGCTTTAAGACAAAGTATGACAAAAACATTTAAAGAATATCTAGGAGGTTTTCGTATAGGCAACCTTGATAGTATGTCACCTATGGCAAGTCTTGGTGATTTACCACCGAAAGGTGCAGGTGATAAAGACAGTAGAGGTGTTGGTTTAAATGCAAACAAAAATAGAATACCTAGAAAACCAGGCCAAAAGGCAGGTTCAGATAAGCATTCAGACCTTTATACAGATGAGAATCCAAAAGGAACTATTCACGGATTAGGTTTTACAGACGCTGCCAAAGCTAAAGAATCTATAAATAAAATAAAAGGTTCAGGTAAAACCCATGCACACAAAATGCAGGCTGCAATTGCAATGTCGCAAAGAGCAAAGGTGGCAAGTCAAAGGGCAAAAGACCCTCAAAAGAAAAAAGACTTAGGCGCAGCTCACAAAGTCTATCAATCATATATAAATCAAAATAAAAAAAAGGACTAATATGGAAGTAGTAATAGCTTTAGCGATGAAATTTTGGCAATGGTCAATACTTATTGCCTTAGTAATATTAGGTTTTGTTATCAACCTATTTGATAAGAAAATAGATAACAATAAAGTAAATTTTAAATATTCAGATTACCCACACATGAAACCAATAAAGATTGCCACAAAAGGTAAAGGTTTCTGGAAAGGTATACTAATGTGGTTGTTAGGTACTAGACATTGGGAAATTGTAAAAGATTTTGACTTCCAAATAGAAGGCAAAAAATATGTTATTCCAAAAGGTTTTAAATTTGATGGTGCAAGTATTCCAAAATTCTTGCATACTTTTTTATCACCGGTTGGGGTACTATTAATAGGTGGACTTGTACACGATTATGCTTACAAGTATCAAACCCTATTAATGTTAAATAAGAAAGATACCATGGGTATTATATCTCAAAAAAGAGCAGACGAAATCTTTAGAGATATTAATATTGAAGTAAACGGTTTCTATCTTATGAACTACTTAGCATACTGGTCGTTAAGACTAGGTGGTTTTATGGCGTGGAATAAACACCGTAAAGTCAATGCTAAGATTTA